TTCATATTTTTTATGTTAATTATTTTGACCTTTGATGCTTAAAGTATTCAACCTGTTTTAAGCGATGGGCAGCGACTTTGCGAGACCGATATGGCCCGCCGAGATTCCTTCCCGAATGGGAAACTACTTTAAAGCCGGATTTTGTTTTTTTAATCATCGTTCTTTGTTAAATTGGTTATTAGGTTTTGTAGTGTTTCTGTAAGACCTTATCTCGACAAAACTATCATCAATGATTTTTTTGGCTTTCTCATAAGCCCTGGTCTTCTGGCCTAATCTAATGTCGTCATCAGTCTCTCCCACCTGCGGTTTTTCTTTATCAATCACTTCGTCGAACACGGCACGGATAGCCTTAAGCAATATCTCATCGTTAGAAACTACGGAAAGCTTGTCTTTTAAAATATCGTTCATACTGTTGTAGCGGCTTTATTTGCTTCTCCCAAAGCCTTTAGGGGTTCTGACCCGCCCTGTTGAGGTTGCATCAGCAAAGGTGACGAGCCGAACATTATTGGAGACATCCCGGAACTTTCCAGGATTACATTCAACAATTTCACCATTTCGGGGTCTTGCCGTATCTGGGGAGTGGCAATGAATTGCCTTAATACGTTCACCAATTTGTCCGTTAAGAGGGCAAGGTTCTTCTGTTTGCCTGCGATATTGGTAAAGACGTTCAGAGGTTTGTCTTTCAGTTCGCCTTTTAGGATCTTGATAAAACGTTTGTTCCCCGCCCCTAAATATTCGTCAGTCTTTCTTTGGATGAATGTGTCCTTGTCCTCCATGACGACCCTTTCGGAAAAGATCTCATCCTTAACGAATTTATTCCACTCGATAACTGCTACATTCTTGGCTACTCCCAGAAGTTCGTCAGCTGACAAAGTAGCAAAGAAATTCTGGTCTTCGGATATTTCCTTTGCCAGATGAGGCAGAATCCAATCACGGTAGATCTCATCCATAAAAGTTGCTATCTGTCCCTGCCGGAAGCGGTGCATGGATTTAGCTTCTATGTTCTGGGCCTCATAAAGTTTAAATGGTGTTCCCGATGAAGGAGATTCGCCCATCAGTCCTTCGGAAACCGCTCCTATCTGCTGGGCATGATCCTGCCAACGGGCGATTGAATCATTGAATAAGACTAAATTTCGCGGGTAGGTGTTTAAGATCTCCACTTTTTTGCCCGATGTGACTTGCAAGAATTCAAGATTGTCCACATCCTTCAATCCCGAAGGGTGCTTGGCCGCGAAAGTCGGGTCGTCAGTCACTCCGATCATCTTGGAAGCGGCCTCTAACATCTCCGTAACCTTGATCTCGTCCCAGTTAGTCCACTTCTGGGATTCAACCAATTCCTCGATCCCGCTCCGGCCCAGAGATCTGCCTTTGATGTCGTCTCTTTTTAAAAACTTAAAAGGTAATTTAGGTTCGCGTTTTTTAAAAAGCGTCACTCCCTGCTCATTGCCATCCTGTTTTTTGTAATAAGCCCCTATCCAGATCATTGGCAGATCTTTCTTGCTTTCGGTTTTTGACCGCTCATCATTCATCCAGTCTTTAGGCAAAGAGCCGTGAACCTCGTAAATGTCTATTTCTTTGGGTTCGTCATTTTCTTTTTTGAGCAAGACTATCAGATCCTCAATACTGCAGGTGGCTCCGTTTGAATCCTCGCCCCAGCCGCTTTTCTCACCCATTTCTCGTAATTGGGAAACAGAGAGGCAATGTTTGATCCCGAACGAATAGGCCAATACATCAGTCTGATTGCAGAAAGCGATCTTTCTTAAATCGATCACTTCGGGGCGGTTTTCGGAGGTGTCCCTGACCAGCACCCCTCCGTAATCCCCGTAAGAATCAACCATTTCGTCTATGAAAGTGTCTATCTGATTCTCCAACGCCCACTTTTCATGGAATTTCTTGACTAAGAAAGACTTGTAATATTCGTCAGGGTCGTTCACATAGATCTCTATGTCTTTAACATCAAAACCTTCCGTGCGGTTCTCAACATTACGGATGCCGAGAATTAGATTCCTGTTGGGACGCAGATACCTGTTGTCGTTCTCCTCCTCAAATTGGGAGTTTTTATAAAGAAACCATCTCCGCAGGCTTTCTTTCATGCACCAATTCCAGCCGTCCTCAAGAATGATCGGCTTTAGATAATTGACCTCCTGTTCTTTTATAAAGTCATAGATCGTTTGCATTTTCTTTAAATAAAAGTTCCAAGCGTTTTCCCCACATCAATCTTGTGATCTTATTGGCGAAGATCCTTCTTAGTTGTTTTGGATAAAATAGATGTTCCAAAGTGTGCTTGCCCTTTGAGACCTTAACCACTCCTTTGGCGGTAATCTGCTCCCAAGAAAGCCCTAAAGAAGCCAATGCTTCGTTTATTGTTTCTCCCTGGCCTTCATATTTTTCGCCAGAAGTTTGTAAAACTATCTGATAATTATTTTTCATCTTTTAAATGTTTAGAAATATGCGTATAAAAACAACCCTTGCAGACCTGAAGCATACGTTTAACCCTCGTTGTTTGAGGCAAGGAGTTCTTTTCCACCGGCATTGAAACCAAATCCTCTATAACCGTCATATCGCAGGCGAAGTCTTTGTCAGTTGATTCTTTTTTGCAAATGTCACAGATTATTTTGATCATATAAACGGTTTGTTTAAAACTTCTTTTAACTCTTTGATCTTGTGCGGGTCTTGCAGAAAGTTATCCGGCTCCATTGAATCGGGATTCTTGCCCTTTTTCCATTTACAGATAAGTTTCAGGAGCCTTGGATCGTGCTGGTAAATCTTCTGGCCGACAATTTGCGAAATTTCGTTATCTACAGCAGGTTCTAATTTCGGCGCGGGCTTGAATCTTTCTCTTGCATTAATCCACTCAATCGGGCCTTCTAAATCATTCATCGTTCTTTATTGAAACGTTTTCTTGGGGACTGGCCTGAAAGTTCGTCCGCAAAGATTCTGTCCCAATAAGTTACTTCTTGTTTTAAACGACCTAAAGTTTCTAAAGCATAACGGGTTGCGTCTAAAAAGTGGTCATTACCTTTCTCCGGCTCGTTTAATATCTTGTCATTCTTATCCACTATCCATAAGTAATTCCTGTATTCCTTAATTCCATTTACACTTTGCTTAGTAATCGAAATAGGCTGATCTTGGACTAACTGAATGCCTGAACGAACACTGTCTTTTCCTTTGGTAGTCGGTTGAATATTCAATCCATAACTTCGTATCTCGTCTATGCTTTTGGGTTCGGCAGAGTCAGCGATTACCAATTTTTCAGGTAAGGTTTTTAAAGTGTCGGCGATTTCTTTATTGCTCATTCCTCTTTTGTAAACTTTTTCGTCAAGAATCCAACCACCATTATAGTAATAGACCGCCACGATCACAGTCGGATCATTGGTATAACCAAAGTCCAGTCCGTATCTTTCAAGCCTCGCCTCGTGCGGAACTTCGTCTATAATCCGCCAACCCGTATAAATGCGAGAGGTAATTTCACCCAATTTTCCTTCTCCATAGACCGTCCACCATTGTTTATTGTTCCTGTGAACTAGTATCTCTCCTAAAGAAATTTCATCTAATGCTTCATTATCCAAATAAGTCAATGTGATGAAATCTATATCTTTTCTTGAAGGGAGCATTTCGGTATAAAACCAGAATTCTTCTGAAGGATTCCAATCCATCCAAACTATCTCGCGCGTTCTTGTTATCAACTGATCAGCGATATTGTAAGGAATATTATTTGCCTCATTTAAGAAAAGAACATCCCTGCGCGGGCCGTGCGCTTTGCCGAATTTGTCAAAAGATATAAATTCTAAGATCGAATTATCCTTGAAAGTGTAAATATGCTTTGTCTCATTCCACCGTTCCTCCTCCCAATAACCGTTAAACTGCATTATGTTCGTAAAATCCCTGATTGCCCCCAAAAGAAGATGAGGCACCGATTCAGCTACGACTGTGATTACTTTATTTTTTGTCGTTTGGCCGTAATCTATGCACCAAACAATAATTGAAACAGTTTTACTCGCTGATGTCCCCCCTGATACTGCTCTGATCCTCTTCTTCAGAGAGAATACCTTTTTGGTCGCTGTTGTATCTCGAAAGGCCTCCATAAATTGGTATGACTGCTATTTTAGTTGATTCATCAATTCTCTTTTTTAAACGATTATATTCTTTAATAGCAGCCACTTTTGCGCCTAAATCCGCTTTCTGAATGATTGTATAACCTAACTCCTTATCAACGATCACATCATTTATCGTTTGGTTCAGAATTTCGCTAACTCTTAGGGAAATCTCATCCTTTTTCAACAAACGGTAAGCACCGGAAGCCGCCACTTTATACCAGTTTCCTATCCGTTTCATCTGATAAGCTTCGGCATAACTTTCAACCCCATTTCCCAGACAATCCAGATTAGAAGCGAATAATCGGC